TACATCGGCGCGCTCCGCAAGGACGCCAAGCTGACCTCGGCGTTCAACACCCAGGGCAACAACAGCGTCGTCCGCACGGGCATCGTCGGCCAGATCGGCACCCTGCAGGTCATGCAGTACGCCGGCCTCTCGGCCAACGCTGAAAACCTCGTCGGCTTCGCGGCCTCGAAGGACGCCATCTGCATCGGCACCGGCTCGGTCTGGTCCGCCTCCCCGAACTCCGCCGTCGCGACCCAGTCCGGCCTGTCCGTCCTGGTCGAGTCCGAGTACACTGGTGGCATCCTCTACCTTACGGCCGCCATCCGTTTCGGCGCCGCCAAGGGCCGCAACAACCTCAAGCGCATCAAGTCCGCCTAATAGCGGGCCTAGCGCCGACACTGGGGCTCCCTTCGGGGGGCCCCTTTTTTTTGACGCGTTCCCAAGGTTAAGACATGAGCCTCTACGCCGACTTCCTTCCCGACGCCAAGGAGATCCTGGCCGACTTCGGCGTCACGCTGACGGACTCCGCCGGCAACACCTTCCTCGCCATGGTCACGGACCCCTCGGTGACGCAGGCCTTGCAGGCGGGGGGCTTCCTCGAGCAGACGTCCTTCTCGGTCAAGATGGCCGCCGCAACCTCCGCGTGGACCGCCTCGGACGGACGCGTGGGAGCCTCTGTGGCGGCTTTGACGGGTGGTGTGGCTATCTCCACCCTCGCCATGGGTAAAACGGCCTCTGTGGCCAACCTAGGGGTGCGTATCGTGGCAACCAGCCACAAGCCCGGGTCGGCTTGGGTCATCCTGCAGGTGACCACCGACACCCAGTGAGCGAGAAAAGCACAGTCCGGCTCAAAGGTTTTGACGAGTATCAGCAGGCGCTGAATGAGTACCGCCTGTTCTCGGGCAAGTGCATGCGCGACGTCATGCTCGAGGAGGCCGCCCTTACCGCCCGTGATCTGATGGTCTTCACCCCTCCCCTGGTAAAAGGGGGTGGCAAGGGTCTGTCCAAGGCGGCGGAGGTGGCCGGCAAGGAGGCGACCGAGAAGGACATCCGAAGCATCTTCAACTCCGACAAGGACCCCGAAGGCCGGAGCGCCTTTTCCCTCATGGGCATGGCCGTCGTTGCCGGGGATAAATCCCTCTTCGAGAAGGCCCGCAAGCAAGGCACCATGACCAAGAAAGCCCGTGGCATTTTCGAGGGGGTTCTGGCCGACCCCGATCCCGAGCGAGCCTATCGCCAGTTCAGCAACCGTTTCCGCGCCGCCTTCGAGGCCAAGGCCGGGGAAGGTCTGGTGAAGGACTTGAAGGGCATCCACAACAAGATGCTCGGCAAATACGCCGGCCGCGTCCGCCGCAACGGTGGCCCTGGTATCTCCAAGGAGCTGCGCCCGATGGCCGAGGAAGCTGCGCTGAAGGCCTACATCAAAGCGGAGCAGCGCCGCGTCGGCAAACTGAAGGCCGGCTGGTACGACGTGATCATGTCCCTGCCCAAGCCCGAGACGCCCGGCGTCCAGAAGAGCTATGGCATCAAGGGCATCCCAGCGTGGGTTGTCCGCAACAGCCAGAGCAACGGTTACCTCCGCTTCTCCGGCGACCAGAAGTCCGCAAACTTCCAGCTTACCATCGGCAACCGCATCGGCGACAACGACAACGTGGCCACCGATGCGACGACGCTGAACAAGGTGATGGCCATTCGCACGGGCAAGCTGCTCAAGCGGGCCGAGCACCTGATGGTCTACGGCATCGACAAGTTTAACCGCAACTAATCCATGGGCACCAAATCCATCCGTCACATCGTCGAGGCCGTCGTGGTCTCCTATCTCCAGGGCAAGGCCGAGCTGGCTGGGCTCCAGATCACGCCGGGGGACAGCGCTTCCCTGCGCGACCTGCCCACCGTGGCCGTCATCTGCAACGGCGCCGGCTCCCCGCCAGAGCTCCCCGAAGGCCTTGGCAACTTCGACTGCAACGTCGAGATCTGCGTCTTCTCGTCGGCCGACGCCCCGGCCACCCTCGCCGAGCACCGCGACAGGTGCGCTCTGATCGAAGGCTTCCTCGGCTGGGAGAGCCTGGCCGACGTGCAGGCCGCCTTCACCGCGAGCGGGGACGCCAGCCTGTACGACATCACGCCCGGCCCCATCGGCGACGAGCACCAGTCCCGCATGTGGGGAAGCCGTATGCCCTACAACTTCCGGGTGGTCCTGCCCGCTTGACCAGCCCCCCAAGGTTAAGAACCAACCATGGCTGCATCTCTCAAAGGCGTTTCCTGTCTCTACGGCATCGGCACCGGCGTCGTCACCAACCTGGTCGTCCAGTCCTATACCCTCTCGAAGGCCTTCGAGCTGAACGACACCGTGCAGGACGAGACGGGCAAGACCATCACCGCCCGCTACGACGGCGTGACCCGCGAGCTCTCCGTGGACGGCATCGCCAAGGCCAGCGACATGCCGGAGATTGGCGCGTCCATCACCTTCGCCGTGCAGACCGACGTCGGCTCCGGCGTCAGTTTCACGGGCGTCATCGAGTCTATCGAAGAAAAGGGCAGCAACAAGGGCTTTGTGGCCGTCTCTCTGAAGGCTAAGCAGTGGGAGTCCATCGCGTCCTACACCTAACCTTTGGATAGGCGCTTCCTACGAGCGTTCACTGAGCCGGCCCGGGTGCGTATCCTGGGCCGTCTTGTGTACCCATTCTGCCTCAAGCACCGGCTCCAGCTACTGGCCCTTGGTTCTCCCCTCATGGAGGAAGGCAACCCGACGATCACGGCGGCGGACCTCCTGTTGGCCGTCAAGGTGTGCGCGGAGGAGCCCATCGAGGCCACGTGGAAGGACACCTGGCACGGTTTCAAGATGGCCCGGTCCGAGGCCTACATGACGCAGGAAGGCCGCAAGCTGCTCATGCACCTAAGCGGCGTAAACTGGCCGAAGTACTGGGAGAAGAAGGAGAGCGGCGGCAACACGACAGGAACTCCTTGGGTGCTGTCCGTGGTCTGCAACCTGGTGAAGAACGGCATCCCGCTTGAGCAGGCTTGGAACATGCCCGAGGCGCAGGCCATCTGGCTGTCCACCGGCTACATGGCCAACGAGCCCGGGAACAGCATCAAGGTGCTCACGACGGAGGAGGAGGAGATGCTTGACCAGGCGGCAAGGGTAGAACCACCCGATGGCCCGCAAACTTGAAGTAGAGCTGAACGCCAAGAGCAACGCCGACGTCGTGTTCGGTCGCGCCGGTCGTGCCGCGAACAAGTTTGCCGGCGACGTGTCCGCCCGCATCATGGGAGCCGTTGCCCCGATGGTCCTACTCGACAAGGGCATCGGTCTGATGACCAGTTCCGTCGACAAGTTCGCGGAGGCCAACAAGCGTGCCCGCAAACTAGGGGTCGGTTTCGCCGACTTCTACAAGCTCAACCAGGCGCTGGAGGATAGCGGTGTTTCCGAGGAGACCACGGCCAAGGCCATGAAGGAGATGTCCATCGTGCTGGCCGAGGCGCAGGGTGGGGCCGAGAACCAGACCAAGGCTTTGAAGGACCTAGGCTATACGCAGGACCAGATCAGCGGCGGCGCCATCGACGTCATCGACCTCTTCATGCGCTTGGCCGACGCGACCAAGAACGCCCGTTCCGAGGCCGAGAAGAACAACATGGTTCTGACCATCCTCGGGAAGAAGACCGGCCCCGAGCTGGCCAACGCCCTTTCCGCAGGTTCGGCCGAACTGAAGAAGAACATGGAAGGCGCAGGAAACATCACCGACAAGATGGGTAATGACGCCGAGGAAACACAGCGTCAGATGCGCGACCTTAACGATACCTTTGCGGCCGGCGCCGTCAGCGTCTGGGGTTGGGCCAAGGACCTTGTCACAGGCCCGGCTCGCTTGCGTGCCATGAAGGAAGCCATGGAGACGGTGACCCAGGGCAAACTTGATGACGCGAACGCCACGGATTTGTTGGCCAAGGAGCTCATCAAACTTGGGGCGGTGCAGAATAAGTCCAACCGCCAGATGAAACAGGAGCTAGAGAACCGTGGAGACCTAGTCGACTTTTACAAAACAATCGCGGCCAATCCCAACGTCGTCGGCGAAGAACAAGCCAAGCGCGCCGGCGAGCTGCAGGACAAGGTCATCGCCCGGGCCAAGGAGCTGCTCGACCTCAAACTGAAGATTAACGCGACCGAGGCGAAGCCAGGACTGACGCAGTTTGGCGCGACGACCATGCAGGCCTTGGGTGGCGGCTATGCAAACGCCCGCGAAGGTGGCATGATGAACCAGCCCATCGCCGCCCTAGGTGGAACGACGCCTATGCTTCCCAACTCGACCGCACCGCGTCTCTCCGAGTCCGAGCAGATCTTCTCCGACATCCGCTCCATGGTTAAGACCATCGACGGCAAGATCCAGACGCCGTCCAGCAACCAGACCAATCCGCACTTCCGACTCTGATGGCCTACATTAACAAGGGTAACTCGCTAACCTCACCACAGCTCCAGGGTGGCTTCACCATCGAGAACGACGGCTATGGCCTGCTGACAAGCCGGCTTACGTATCGTATCGACCAGACGAAAGTCGAGTCCAAGGCTCCGAAGAAGGGCGACCCGCACCCGAAGGACAGCCGTCTGACCGCTTGGAAAGTGATGTGGACCCGCGACCATAATGACTTCGCGACCATCCAGGCGGACTACATCGGCTTCGAGAAAGGTGACTCCACGGTGCCCATCGTCTCGGGCGTAGGCGTGACCCAGCAGGAGGCCATCGACACGCACATCCTATTCGAGAAGGATATCGGCGGCACCCCTGCGGCGCCCATCAACGGTTGCACGTTCGACCTTAACGGAAAGTTCACGGGCTTCCCCCACAATGCGGACAGCAAGAAGGCCGGCACGGTCAACCTCAAGGCCTACCTCACCCCTACCCTTGGATTTTCTGGTGTCGTCTATGTGAGCAGTTTCACGACTGTCGGAAATGTCGTCAACGCAATCGGGAAAACCAGCAAGGACGGAAGCTTCGCGGGCCTGCAGCTTGTCTACAAAAGGGAAGCTCAGTGGGTCATCGGTTCCCCTGGAGGCGCCGACGGCAACTGGGACCAGCTCTTTCTCGACTCGGTCAACTACGAGGAGTTCGGTCTTGTCTACAAGATCAGCTACACGGTCCGCTACTTCTCCTACGGTTTCAACCCGAAGGTTTACAGCCGCGCGCCGTAAGGCATACTGACCCCATGAAGCTTCAACCGGGCGTCGGGTACACCTTCAGCAAGTCATGGTCGGGAACCTCCCTGGTCATCGAGGACCAGCTGACGGCGCCTAATCGGCCACCCTTCACGGTCGTGGTCTACAAGTCCGCCGGCGTCTTCAAGGCCAAGGTGACGGCCGGGAACGTCAACAACGTCATCCCGTACATCAACGGGACGCTGATGACCGACCCTACCTACACCCCGCTCGACGTTCCGACCTCGCCGGGCGTCTATGTGGTGGCCATCAAGTGCAAGGCCGACCCTGCCCCCGCAACGTTCCCGCGTACGGACAGCGAGATCATCATCGACACCTACCCGTTGACCGACACGGACACCGAGGGCTACATCGTGCTGGCCAACCTATCCGTCACGTCGACGTCGGGAGTCACGGCCGTGGCCGTCTATCAGTCCGTCAGCGGCAGCCTTTGGGCCGAGCGCCACAAGTACACCGAGCCGGACAGCGCCTCGTACTTCTTCTACCGCGTATGATCGAGAGCACGAAGCCCATGAGCGACGGCCGTCTGCCCATGCTCATCGGCCCAGGCAATGTCGAGATTGTCGTGGACGGAACGTACGGTCCTTTCACCAACCGAGAGGTGTCTTTTCCAAACTATCCGACGCTCCCAAAAGGCGCCATTAAGGATGGCTTTGGCCTGTTCAATCCGAGCATCATCAACACGGCAGGTGGTTCCATCTCGGTGGGGTACATCGGGTATGACGAGCGCATCGACACGGGCACCTACTATTACTACGTTTTCCGCACGCCCAAGTTCCGCGTCGAAGTCAGCCAGGACGACGTCATCAACAAGACATGGGACGGGTGTACGTTCGAGCTTACGGCCGATCAGACCACTAACGTCTGGTCCTATACGGACCCGGGCCCTGCGGTGCTTGTGTCTACCACGTCCACCCCTCAGACTTTCTCCTTCACCTTCAGCTCGTCCGATGACCCGGTCTACGGTGGCCCGGACTACGTTGCGCCAAACCAGACCGTGCGAACCGTGCTTGGAACCGAGTATCCCTTTTATCTGCAGGATACCATCAGCCCGACCTACCCCGTCTCGTACACGGAGACCATCACTGACCCCTTGCTCTTGGACTGGAAAGTGACGGCAATCACGCCCCCTTGACCGAGGCGCAAGGGTAGAAGCCCATGGCCCTAATCACCACCAACCGCCTGTTCATCGACGTCGAGAAGAACAGGGCCTACAGTCAGTTCGGCACCTATAACATCACCTCGGAGCCTTTCTTCATCCAGGGCGACCAGTGCCCAATCGAGGTTTCGCTGGTCCGCCAGACCGGGGTGGACGGCAACCCTTTCGAGCAGGTGCCCTTTGACGCTGGCTCGTCCTTCGACCTCAAGATCGGCACGACCACCGCCGTGGCCACCCAGACCTCCGTGGCCGTCACCCCTTCGGCGCCGTCTGCCGTGTGCACCAATCCCCTTCCTTACTCCGCAGGGTCTTGGGAAGTCTATCGCGTCGAGATTACCCCAAAGCCGGCTGGTGGTTTCTTCACCGTAGGCAGTTCTCCATACGTCACCAAACCTTTGTCCGTCAACGCGACGGCGCTGGAAGTGCTGCAGGCCATCACCGCGTGGGGTGGTTTGTTCACGAACGACAACGTTCTTGTCAGCAAGGTTGGCCAGTATGCCTGGGAGATTTCCTTTCAGTGCAACGCTTTTGGCTATGGTGTCATGCTTACGGCGTCGGGCACGGGCCTGCTGGCCTACGACTCCCGCGTCTTGACGCTGGACATGACGACCGCCGGCGTGGCCACCCTGCTGGCCGGCAAAGCTTCGGCGTCTGCAACCCTCGACTTCTCCGTGACCGTATCGGGCGAGACGCAGACGTTCCTCTACACGCCCTGCACCGTCATCAACGACATCTAAGCGATGAGCAACACCGTCACCTTCAAGCGCGGCACGACCTACTCGGGGACCGTCACCTACACCCCCGCCGTCGGGGGCCCGTCGAACCTGCTCACGACCACGGTGACCAGCGACATCATCGACTCGGCAGGCACGACCTACCCCTGCACGATCACCATGGCCGTCGACGGCCTGTCCTTCGTGGCCAGCCTGCCCGCCTCGACCACGGCCGAGTGGTCCCTCGGGTCCGCCCGCTCCGACATCAAGTTCGTCTACGGCGGGACGACCTTCTTCTCTGACACCTTCCGACTGACCGTCATCGACCAGGTCACGAACTGATGTCCTCCATCACCGTCAACACGCTGGTGCTCGGTTCGCTGACCGTCTCGGTGGACGGCACGGACAGCACACTGGCCCTCTCGGTCCTCGGCACGGCGCCGGCCAGCCTGACCATCGAGCTCGGCACCCCGGGCGCTCAAGGCGACGCGGCGACCATCGCCGTTGGGACGACCTCGACCCTATCCCCTGGGGCGTTGGCCACGGTCACCAACGTCGGGACGTCCAGCGCCGCGGTCTTCAACTTCGGCATCCCTGCCGGCCAGACCGGGGCGACGGGTGCCACGGGTAGCCAAGGCCCTGCGGGCGACGCGGCCACCATCTCGGTCGGCACGACCACGACGGGCGCGGCTGGATCGTCGGCCAGCGTGGCCAACGTCGGCACCTCTTCGGCGGCCGTCTTCAACTTCACCATCCCTCGCGGGGATAAGGGCGAAACGGGCAACACGGGAAGCCAGGGCGACGTCGGCCCCCAAGGCCCTGCGGGCGTCATGTTTGCGGATTCCCCCTTGTCTCTCGATACCGGGACGAGCACCCTTTCCATTGACCTGTCCGGCTATGCCACGCAGTCCTGGGTAGACGCCCAAGGGTATCTGCAGGCCGGCGCTTTGACGGGCTACGCCACCGAGTCTTTTGTTACCTCGCAAGGTTACATTACTTCGTCGGCTCTTAGTGGCTACGCGACCGAGTCCTTCGTCACCTCGCAGGGTTACATCACTTCGTCGGCCCTTAGTGGCTACGCCACCGAGTCTTTTGTCATCTCCCAAGGCTACCAGACGGCCAGCGACGTCTCGACCTATGTCACCGGGCTTGGTTATCTGACCGATGCCCCTACGGATGGCCAGCAGTACGCCCGCCAGAGCGGCGCCTGGTCTGTCGTCACGGGTGGCAGCGGAACCCCTGCGGCCGACCAGCTCACGGCCGGCGTCGTAACGACCAACCCGACCTTCGGTCCTGCCGCGTCCGGCGAGACTCTCTACTTCAACGGGTCTTCGCTTGTATGGGGCATCCTCCCGTTGGCGTCACACGCCGAGACAACGCAGGCCACCGTCCGCAACGCCTCCGGGGCAGACATGCTCCCGATGCAGGTTGTCTACATCGACGGCGCCTTGGGTAACCGCCCGACGGTGGCCCTCGCCCAGGCTAACTCCGAAGCGACGAGCGCTGGCACCTATGCCATGCTGGAGGCCGGCATCCTTAACAACACCGACGGCACGGTCATCACGTCCGGCACGGTGATGAACCTGGACACGTCCTCTTACGTCGATGGCGACAAGCTTTACCTCTCGCCTAGCACCCCCGGCGGAGTGACGACCATCAAGCCCTCTGCCCCAAACCACATGGTCTACGTCGGGACGGTCACCCGTTCGCATCCGACGCAGGGAACCATCCAGCTACGCATAGCCAACGGGTTCGAGCTAGAGGAGCTCCATAATGTTTCCGCCCAGACCCCTAGCAACAACGACCTGCTGGCCTACGAGACGGCCACGAGCCTTTGGAAGAACAAGTCATTCGCGACCCTTGGCCTGCTTACCAGCGCTGCCGCCGGAACGACCTACGCGCCCATTTTTTCACCGACCTTCACGGGCACGGTAAGTCTTCCTTCTGGCTCTATCATCCCAGGCTACGCCACCACAGCGGCGCTTGGATCGTATGCCCCGCTTGCAGGCGCGACCTTCACCGGCAAGGTGACGACGGTTGCTTCGGCGACTGGTACTGCTGGCTTCCGTCTACCCAGCGGCACGGCACCAACGTCTCCTACGGTCGGCGACCTGTGGTACAACGGAACCAACCTGGTAGTCCGCAGCGCATCCGCAAACTGCACCATCCCGAACAGCAACGCCTCGATTTCGTACGTTGCCGGCTTCAAGCAGACCTTCGCTCACAGCACATCCGCCGCCGCGATCAACATCACCGCGGCCGCATCGTCAAACCCGACCACTCCTTCCACCGGCGACGTCTGGCACGACAGCACAACCGGCACGAACCACATCGTAGGCATGACGCAAAGCGGTGGTCGCTCCGCCATGACCGCCGTCCGCGCGTTGGCTCACGTCACGGTGACGACCGGCACTCCTGCCTACACCGCCGGATACAACGTCTCGTCGATCACCGACAACGCCGTCGGCGACTTCACGCTGAACTTCGCGAACGACATGGGGATCTCGAACTTCCTGGTGGTCGGCTCCGTCTCCGGCAACGCCGGCGCGAACGGCTCCGTGGTGGTAACGGCTCGCGCCACCAACTCCGCCCGCGTGAACACCATCTGGAACGGCGCGTTGGCCGACGTCGCAAACTTCTCCGTCGCCATCCTCCGCTGATTTATGGAACCCGAACCGTTGCCCGAAGAACCCATTGTCGAACCGACCCCGGTTTCCCCCATCACCGACTCGCTCCGCGTCATCTTCCGTAAGGACGATGGCGGCGTGGCCGTCATCACCCCAAACGTGGACTGCGGTATGACCATCGAGGAGTTGATCGCCAAGGACGTCCCCGCAGGGGCTGTCTACCGCATCGTCGATGTCTCGACCATCCCGGCAGACCGCACCTTCCGCAACGCCTGGGAGTGGGTCGACTGATTACATGAGTATCCGCATCAACATCGACAAGGCCAAGGAAATCCAGCGAGCCCGCTGGCGTACCCTCCGCGAGCCCAAGCTCGCCGCCCTCGACGTCCGCTTCATGCGTGCGCTGGAGCAAGGCAACACGGCGGAGCTGGCCGACATCGCCACCGAGAAACAGGCCCTTCGTGACGTCACTTCGACGCTCTTCCCTTCCGACGATCCGGCCGACATCGCGGCCTTTATCCCTTCCATCCTGCTCTGATGCTCTACCTCATCGCCATCACTCTCTCGCTCCTGGCTGGCTTCGTGGCCGGCGCCCTGTTCTTCCGCAACAACCGCGCGAAGCTCGAGGCCAAGGAGTCCGAAGGCAAGCGCCTCCTCGACGCCCTCAAGGGCAAGTGACCGTTTTCAGATGCGTCTGCTTTTGGTAATCGCCCTGCTGGCCCTCACGGGCTGCCCGACTACCAACCCGGACACGTCAGGCACCGGGACGGCCACCCCGCCCGTCGATAACTTCGACAAGGTCGGCCAGCAGATCGACAAGGCTGACCAGCGTATCGCCGCCGCCGTGACGGTGGCCCGCGAGAACGCCGACAAGCCCGAGGTCGTGAAGGCCGAGACGGGGGTGGCCCTCGCGTATCTCCCCAAGCCCGACGCGACGGCGCTGGAGTACGTCCGCAACCGCGTGGCTCGTAATAACTCCGAGGAATACAAGCGAGCCGAAGAAGCCGGGAAGAAGCTGCTCGCCGTCATCGACGCCAACTGGGCCAAGGCCGAGCAGGACGCCGCCAAGAACAAGGCCGCGCTGGAGACGGCGAACAAGCAGATCACGGCGCTGAAGGCCGAGGTCGAGCAGGTCCGCACGGAAGGGGTCCGCAACGCCTTCGCCGTGGC